TTAGTTGTGAGTAATGGGTTATCCATTATCCCCGTGAGAGACACACCCAACAGTCGTTCCTCTTCGGTATTTCGCTGCCACATCTTTCGCAGATAGGGGAACTTTGTGTAGGTAGATTGGATAGTACCCAAGATTGTAGCAATGCGCACTTTCTTTTCAAGGGAATCAATATTGTCTGTCGCACGTACTACACACTCCGTTAAATTGCACACCTGACCACTGCGTAGGATTATCTCGCTGCAAGGATTTGTTCCAAAGTCATAGTCAGGATCACGCCTACCATTCTTAGCTGCTTGTTTCTTAGCTGCCTCACGGTTGAAGATACCACGCTCACCTGAGCCTGACTCAACCAATGCCATCCACTCACGCATGAATGATAGACTGTCAGGCTTCTCAGAGTATGCTACTGAGTTGTTAGCCAAGGCACGATGCGGGTTGTTGTCCCACCATGCACCAGACTTAGCTGTACGCATACGGTCATCACTAAGATTACTCAATGATATCATAGCACTACGGCGTACACCACCCACCACTACTACTTCACCTATCTTACACATGATGTCGTGGCACTCAATGGAGCTAAGCTTTCTACCTTGAGCACCCCTAAATGTATTGATGGTAAAGTTAAACAAGTCAATCAGTGGCGCTGGGCCTGATGCCCTACCTCCGAATGTCTTGAGCCTTGCACCAGCTGGGCGTACTCTACTCACATCCCACGTAGGTATCTCACCACTGTACAGTAGCGCAATCACTTGACGTAGAGCCTTTGACCAACCTTCTTTGCTGTCCTTAACAACTATGTTAGTCTCACTGTTAAACAACTCAGGTACTTCAGGTAGCTTCTGAACGTACTGACGCTCAACACTGAAGCCTACCCCAGTACCACACATGAGAACGTGCATAGCTTCATCAAATGCTACGATGTTATCTACTGCAATGTATGAGCAGTTGTACATGCTAATGTTATCTCTCATAGCTGCAGGACCAGCTGTCATGAGGCTACGCATAGAAGGCATTACCTCTAGTGATAGTATAGCTTCTTCAATCTCCTTGATGTACGTGTCTGTGCCAGCCACAGGGTATACAATGTTTTCCATGTAGCGTGATACTGTCTCGCCCCAAGTCTCACGCCTTCCTTCCTTGTCCAGCCATCGTGCATAGCGGGACTTGTGTATAAATGATTGGTAATCTGTAGGTAGATAGTTGTTCATCTGTTGTCCCCTGATCCTTGTAATACGCCACGCTTTTTGCGACTGTTTAGTTTCTTCATGTTTAAATTAGCTACCTTCTCTAGTGTACTACCGTAGAAGTTTGCACATGCTGCAACATAAAACAGTACGTCACCTAGTTCTTTTATCATACCTTCTTTGTCTAGTACAGCCCCATCTCGTAAGCTCTTCTTTAATTTCTCAGCTACTTCACCAGCCTCTCCTACAAGACCTAAGATATTCTCTACCTGCCTTGTCATGCCCTTAGTTATTATCTTGCCCTCAACCCACTGACTGTAAGCAGCTAGGTCATTCTTAGGTATACCATCCTCATTAAACTTGTCATTGTATTCTTCTATGTCTGTCTTGTACCGTATAGAATCAATGTCTTCTTGTGTAATCATAAGTCTCTTTCCTTTACTAAGATGTTCTGTACAGCAACGTCATCTATATCATAGAACGTGTCAGTTACAAGATCACTAACGTCATCCGTATGTGCGTCTTCATACGATCCTAATATATTATTAGCTTCATCAATGTGAAGTAAGAACGTGACGCTAAAAGTCTTGCCCGTCATTTGTGTTTCTCCGCTAGTGCTTCATTCATTTTATTTAAGTACCATGCAGCTTTCAACATATCTTCTGCTGGCTTCTGCTTGTAACGGTAGCGGTGCTGATACTTGATCATGTTGCCATGGCAGTAAGCAATGAACCCATCCAAGCCTACTACCTGTTTGATATAGTCAATACATTCTAGACCTCCCATGTTGTAGTGGGCTGGACGATCTACTGGATCAAACTTACTCATGCGTTACCCTTTGTTTTTGTATACTCGTTGAAGTTTACTACCTCACCCTTGGTATTTTGTAAAGGCTTATCTTCCTTATTACGGTTATTAATTTGCTTCATCATCATTTCGTAACGGTGGTCATTTACGCTATTAAATACCTCCTCATCCTTCTCCATCAAATCTAAGAAGGCACTACATAGAGTAGCTACGTAAACTAAGTCACTAAGAACATCATCAGAGTAACAGAAGTTATCACCTACTGCTATGCCTGTACCTACACTACCATCCCATTCATCCATGTCCTCATTGTTTATTGGGCGTATAATAAAAGCAACTTCATCGTCTGCTAATTCATATGGCATGTTACTTCCTTCTTTCTTTCTTTAATGGTATACGATCTACCTTAATGATATCTCCTTTTTCCTCAAGCCATGCCTCAGGTATAACTCTGTTTGCCCAGAGGAAGTCATGCTTATCACACCACCCTGAGTACTTAGACTTAGCTCCCTTGTACAGCTTAGCGTAGGCGTTGCTGAATACAAACCTAATGTCTAGCTCAGGGTGCTGCTTACGGACTTCTAAATGCTTGTTTCTGTCTTCAGAATCAAAGATACCTTTTGTCTCAATTAGTATACCGTTGTCTAGCTGGAAGTCAGGCGTGTAGGTGCGATAGCGTAAGTCTTCCCACTCTATCTTCAGCTGCTCATAACGTACAGCCTTTTGACACCCAGATAGTATAAGAGCAGTACTTTTTTCTAGACCACTCCTATACTTACCTTTAGCGTGATACCTTTTAGATTGTTGCATCAGCTGGTTCATCGTTGCTTGTTAGTGATACCTTCAAACTATTAACCAACCTCTCACCCTGAGCCTTCACACAGTACAGCTGGTACTCAAGGCTACCCTTAGAGCTACCGTTAATCTGAATCTCTTTTATTAATGCTGATTGATCAGTTGTAAAGTCATCTGTGTCATAATCAATATCGTCTAGTGTAATCTTAGTCATGTATTTTTATCCTTCTACGTAAGTATATTCTATTAACGGGGGTAGTTTTGATCCTGAGTACACCTTAGATGGTAACTCTTGTAACTCAGGCCAGCACTTCTTCTTGTGGTCACACCATGAACATGTCTTGCATAGCTTCATGTTGCCGCTTGCTTTCTTCCTAAACGTTTCTGGCTCAGCCGTAAAGCATCTCTCAAAGGGTTCATCATTATTGATGTAGTCTACTGTACCTTTGATAGTCTCCATTACCTCCTCTACATTAGCTGTCTCAGCTGAGACATATTTGAACTGGCCATTAACTTTGTTGACAACCCACCATCCACCAACACCCTTGTCAGCTGCCACAGCATAGCCTATAAGCTGGGACACATAGCCAAAGTCATCTGCGTAGGCTAGTGAATCATAGCTGGCAAACTTGTTGTCGTAACCGTAGGGTGTAGTTGATTTAACATCGTCTACCTTACCATCCAACACCATGTCATACTCACCATTGATGTCAGCATCACCCACCTTTAAGGTAACCTTATCGTTATCACCAAACTCTACACCAGCTGCACGTAGTACACCCTTGAACATAGCCTCAGTCCAATCCCCCATCAACATGTTCAACATGAATGATGTAGGCTTCTGAACGTCAGTGTCCGGGTTGTTCTTCGCAAACCACAGCTGGCATCTAGGCCGCCCAATGTTGGACATACGCAAACGAAACTCATCACGTGGCCCACCATTGAACTGCTTGTTGAGAGCAGCAGCCACATCAGTGGCTACTCCTTGTATTATCTCTTCACTCATACTTGCCTTGCCATTAATAGCTGACCGCAAGAATGCGTGTACTGATAGCTCAGCTGGGTGTATCATCCCTCAAACTCTCGTACTTCTACAATAGAGCCTACGATCTTAGCGTCTTCTTCTGAGATAGATCCAGCAGCAGCGTCCTTGTGCTTGCCTTCTATCCAGCTGTTAGTGCCAGCAATCCAATCAATAAAGTCTTGAAGGATCTTACTATCAGTTGCGCCATATGGAACCTGTTCACCTAGTGCAGGTACAATGATGGCATACTTACCACCAGAGGGCAGGTCACGCTTAGCACTGCCTAACTTGAGGGTGTGCTCTACAGGTGTCAGCTTCTTGTTAATGATCTGACTGATAGATGCATCCATAGCCTTCATGGACTCGTTGTTCTTCACATCCATTACGAATGGCATCTCTGCCTCAAGACCTTTGATAGCAGTACCCATATCATCAGTAGGTTTGTCTAGCGTAAGCACACCAAGCAGTACACGCACCCGCTTAACACTACGGATGATTGTCTTCATCTCTTCAGGCAGTGACTGAAAGTCTTTGATGTATCCTGATGGACGCCCAAGGTTAAACTTACCTGTCGTATCCTTTAGGTCCATGTTGAGGTTAGCTGCTAGCAATGTCTTGTGCATAGCCTTAGCATCTGCATCCCACTTCTGCCACTGGTGACGCTGTGAGAAGATACGTGTAGAGATTGTCTTACTGTAAACAACCTCACCATCAGGTAGTGTTACCTTATAGGCACCCACTGGAACCTTGATGACATCATCCCCATCAGCATCTGTTACTGTGAGGGCTGAGTGTACTTGATTTACACGTGCCAAGGAGGACTGTGCTGTATTACCACCGCCACCAGTACTGATACCCATGGCCTCAGCCAGTGACATACCGTCTACTTTAAGTGCTACATCTGTTGTCATATTGTGATCCTTTATCAATCATATTTGTTAAACGAAGCTAAGTTATAACCTCATACGTCATGTGTGTCAAGCCAATTAGGCCCAATCTTTGCCTCTAATAGTAGAGGTACATTCATCTTGACTTTGTAGTAGTCGTAGATGATTTGGTGCAGGTCCATATTCATAGAGTTAATGATCTCTATTACCTGATCTTTCTCGTAGGGGTGTATGTCTATGACCATTGAGTCATGCACACTGTTGACCAGAGTAGATCTCATAGGCATGAGCCTATTCTCTAGCTCCACCAACACTACAGGTACGACATCTCCTGTAGCAAACCCCTGCACTGGATAGTTTTTAATCATAGTAAAGTTTGTTGGTAACCCATTAGGCCTCCTCTCTGTACCGGGAAAGGCATACTGCCTACCGCCTACGTTAGTAATCTTTTGATACCGTACTGCCTCATTGCCCAGCTTCTTATGCCAAGCAGCAATGCCCTCATACTTCTCAATGAAGTGGTGGTAGTACGATGCCTCTGAAGGTGTGCGTCCATAGCCTGTAGCCCCGAACAGGGGTGCGAAGGTGTGCTCCTTAGCTTCCTGTCGGGTAGTTGCCTGTCCTGCATCACTGATAACCTTAGCTGTGTAGCTGTGTACGTCAAACCCTGATGCAATCTCTGCAATAGCTAAGCTATCCTGTGATAGGAATGCTGCGACACGAAATTCTAGCTGAGCAAAGTCAGCTTCCATGATGCTACCGCCTTCCCAACGTGACACGAATACTTTCTTTACGGGGAACGTACCACCTCGTGGCATGTTCTGCATGTTAGGGTTGCGTCCTGAGAACCTACCTGTGCTAGTGATGTGCTGCGTCAGGCCTACGTGAAGGTATCCATCCTTCTTTGTGTGTACAGATATGCCCTCAACGAATGAGGATAGGTAACTTGATATGGCTGACAGTCGTTTGAGATCCTTAAGGAAGTCTAATGCACTGACCATGTTGTTAGCCTTAGCTGTAGTCATAAGGGTAGAAAGATTATCCTTGCCAGTACTAAAGCCATTGGCACTGACCCACTTCTTATTAGGTGGCATGAAGCCAAGCCCCGCCAACTCATTGGACTTCCTTAGCTGGTAGCCCCTAGCATCACAGTCCTTACACTTGTTAGGTCTAGCATACTTTGTGCCATCCTTCCTTACTTTATAGGTTTTGCATTGTCCCATACAGGTAGGGCAGGTAAACGCAGTAGTCTTACGTACCTGTGTACTGTTAGCAAACACTGCATCTCTGTACTCTTTGTCTGTCTTAGTGAAATCAAACAGGCCAGCCCATTCTTTCTTGTTAATCATACTGCGTGAGAACACAACCTGTGACATTTGCTCAGGGCTATTAAGGTTAATAGGTGTATCACCCATCAGCTTGCGTACCTTAGTCTGTAGGCGTCCCTCTAGCTCAGCCTTCTCTGTCTCAAACTCAGTACGCACAGATTCCAGAGCCTTCAAGTCTACCTTGAGGCCTGATGAATACATACGAGATAAGCTTAGGCATACCTTGAACGTGATGTCACGGATGTTGATAAGAGATTCTGAGTCAGGCTTAGCGTAGTCTTCCTGTAACGCCACATATAATGCCCGTGTGGTAGATAGGTCACACTGTAGGTAGTAAGTAAGTTCCTTCAGTGGTATCTCGTTAGTGTTGTATCCCTCCTTGAAGTAAGTCTTTAGGGTATCATCCTTCTGAAAGTCTAGGTTACGGCGTAGCGCACAGTTAGCTAAGCTAATGGACTTCTTCTTGAAGGAGCCAGTAGCTGTCATCTCTATGTGATTACCCCTCATTAAGACGTATTCAGCTAACATAGTGTCGTATATAGCACCACTATACTTGAAGCCACTCTCCCAAAGCCACGGCATGTCGTGCTGTGCATTGTGTAGTATCAATAGAGTAGTCGCATCCAGCTTAGTTTGTAGCTGCTTAGCTTGTAACCCATCATAGTCCTGTGCTTCAGCGTGATCAAAGTTATAGATGTCCTGAGTACCTGACACAACTTCCTGTACACCTACTTGCACAAGCTTATTGGTTTCCTCAAAAGGATCAAGGTGCATCTTACCACCCCTATGTGTCACAGTATTTTCTACATCAAGAACTAATTCCATCGTCACCCCTCTCTATGCTAAGTACTGTGCCCTAGCCCCGTCTAATTCACACGTGATCTTACCGTGCCACCCACCCTTAAGCTTATTCTTTGCAATGATCAAGTACCTTTGTGAATCATCTGCATCATCATCTGATACATCAAGTACAGGGTTCTTTGAAATCAATACCATCAGGTCTGCTTCAGCTGCCTTGCCTGTCTTACTACCCTCTAGCATAGACTGATCTACATTGATCTTACCTTCAGCGTCAGCTGATAGCTGTGACATCCATATGATAGCACAGTCGTACTGCTTAGCTATGTTACGTGCATGGATGGCAGCGTTCTTAAGGTAGACATCTGACTTGTCGCTGTTCTTAACAGCAAACTTATCTCCCATATCCAGCACTACTATGTCAGGCTTGTAAGCCTTGATGATAGCCTCAACCCATCCCATGTCCTTGCCCGTACTATCATACAGTTCTATCTGCTTACGTACTGGCTCATAGCGTGACGCAGCTAAGGCATAGTTACCCTTTACCTCCTCCATAGATAGAGATGTTGCTGCGCTTAGGTAACGTGCGCCTACTCTCTCGTATGCCTCTTCATTACAAAGCACCAGACACTTGGCACCCTGAGAAGCAAAGCCACCCGGCGCACCTATCAGTGACGCATGGAAGGATGTCTTGCCTGTGTTAGGCCGTGCCCCTACGATGATCAAGTGGCCACCACTGATACCCTCAACGTTTCTACCTAAGCTAGGTATGTTGAACTTCCATTGGGACTGAATGTCATTAGCCTTGAGCAGATGATCAATCTCTATGTTACCAAACTCAAGCTTAAGGTTAGGCGTGAAGTCATCCTGATATGTCTGCAATAGATTACGCACAGGCTCAAGGCTATCCAGTGATCCGTTAACGTAGTCAAAGCCTATGTTAGCCAGCTTGTTACCCAGTACCTGTTGGAATAGTTTAGACAGTACCTCACTAGCTATCTCTTTGTTCATGGACTCTTCACGTGACACACGCTTGAACAGATCATTGTATGCCTGTTTGTTTGCCGTAGTCATAGTGCTGTTGTTAGCAAAGAACAAAGCCTCAAGCTCAGAGGTAGTTAGGCTGCGTTCATACGTAGTCATAGCATAGTCTAGTGTCTGCTTAATCTTACGCACATCCTTACTGAACAACTCATCAGGACATCGTATGCCCTTGTTGTTATCATAGAACTCCTTGTCCATTAGAGTTCTTATTAGTGCTAATTCCATCATGGCTTCTTCCTATTCATTATTTTATACATACCCTCTGGGCTACGGTAGGAAGCAATTATGTCAGTGAACTGCTGTAGACTCATGAATAACATCTGGTAGTCATCCATCTTTTCATCATACTGCCTCATGTATACAATGCCATTATCTGCAACGATCATCTCAACATCTTCAAACATATTCTCCTGATCTAGGGTAGTAATTACTGAAGCATCTGATTCAAACTCTACGGTGAACATTATTAATAGCCTCTCTTTCCTTAGAGCGTTGCCGTTCCTCATCTGTCATGGGCCTGATGTAGTGTCGGTCACCATCTAACAAGGCAAGCCTTTCTTCTAGCTCTTGTATTTTATTTTCTATACTGCTCTTCCAAGATTTACATTTACTATACTCTAAATTCTTAATGTAAAGCTCTGCCTTAACACTCTCTATCTCACCACACATACTCATTCATCATCTCCATATACTAATGCTTCCCATGACACAGGGAATAAGCCCAACATAATCTGGTCAATCTGCTGTGCTACTAACTGTGTCTCGTACTGCGTGTCAGTCATAAGGCGTAGGTTACACATATCAGCGAATGCGTCAAGGCTACCTGACCAATACCACTCAGTCATGTGGTTAAGTGGCAACACCATCCTTGCTTGCTCCTCACACACGCCCATCTTAAGTAAGTACTTGTACTGCTTACCTGCCTCAATGCCTGACTGTTGTATCACACCATCCAAGGTACTGTTATAGCCCCCCATAAACATAGGAACTCCTGAGCCTTGCTTCTTATCCTTAGTTGCCTCACGTAACTCAGGCTTGTAGAACTCAGGCTCAGTGTCAACATACCTACGGCTGATCTCATTCCAGCGTAAGAACTTATGCTTGACTAGCTGACGTGCTACAAACACGGGAGCCTTGCAATGGAATGATGCGAAGGCGTGACCGAATGGTGATGTGTGCCCATGCTCTGCAAGATAGTAGATTAACTTAGTGTCTCCATTGCTTAGCACCTCCTTTCTGGCATAGTCATCACTGTCACGCCAATCAGTAAGCTCCCAACTGCTTGTCTTGTTGAAGCTTACACGTGCTGCATTTACCACAGATAGGTCAGTACCCATGTGGTCTATTAGTGTTACATCAATCATTCATCACTACCTATCCCTAGCTGAATACAAACAACCTTTGTGTCGTTTGTTGTTACCATTACCTCAGCTTTAGCTAATGCTAATCTGCACTGAGGTAGTGTGCCATACCTACCTAACTGAAAGTGTTCAACGCCTGTTGACGCACTAACCTGTAACCATATTAGTATCCACATCGTAGCCATCTATAGTTTCTCCTCATGTTTTTCTAAATATTCTACGGCCTTCTTAACTTTATGAAGGTCATCTTTGAATGCACCTAGTCCTGTGTTACAATTAAAGCACAGCCATCCTCTGAATGTTTCAGTGTCGTGACAGTGATCTAACACCCACGCTTGTAACCTCTCCTGTCCTTTTTTAGATATCTCTTTTAATTTTCTTTCACATATAGGACAAGCGTAGTCTTTATCTGGGTAAGCGTTAAACTTTTTAAGATGTTTTACAAGTCTAGACTGGTCCCTAGCACAGGTTCTGCACTTTCTTTTTATTTCACCAGAAGGCATATGTTGAAAGTTTTGTACAGGCTGTACAACCCCGCAGTTATTACATTCTAATCCACCTTCAAAGTCAGGGATAGGTAAGTTAAACAGTTCAAGTTGATTCATCAGAATGGAACCTCACCCTTGTGGTCACGAGGATCTACATAGTATCCCTTAACCATATGAGGTGGTACTTCTTTAGTAGGCATAGGGTGTACAGATGTAAGCCCCATCTCCTTAAGGAAGTCTTTCAAGCTATCCATTTATCATCTCCTTCAATCTATCTACATCTGACCCTATCTTATATTTGATATCATCGTCAAGTCTAAAAGCTTTAGCCTTCTTACCTGTCCATGCCTCTACCTCTTGCTTGTACGATAGTGTCTTACTCATGGCGTCAGGGTCTAACGCTATGATAACCTTATAGAAATCTCCTATGTGTTCCATCTGCGCTGGGCCTAGTGACGTACCAAGGATGGCTAAGCCTGTTGTGTTAGGCATGAGTTGAGCCACGACAATGGCACTGATCACATCCTCTACCACTACACACACACCGTTGGACGGGCCAAGTAATCGTTTGAATACAGATGCCTGACCAGTGTAGCGAAACCATTTAGGTATAGCCCCATCAAGGGCACGGCCTACTGCATCAATCACTACACCCTTATGCTTGATAGGAAAGACAGCACGTCTATCCTTAACGTCATAGAAGATCTCCTCATTGGTTAAGCCCCAACGTCCTAAGAACCTATGCAGTAGCTGATGCTCAGGCTGAGGGTTAACGACATACTCAGGGTAAGGCATAGGCTCCAACTCTTTGCGTACCTTTAAGTCCAGCCCCAGCATACGTTTACGTATCTCATCAGCTGTCATACCTGTAGTAACCGCACCACGTATGCCACAGCCTAGCTTGTAGCAGTTGTACATCACCGCACCACCATCCTTAGATGCAGTGAATGTATTGTTACCACCACAGTTAGGGCAGTGCATACGTGTTGACTCACCCTCACCTAGCATGAGGTCATCTACATATTTCTTAATGTCCATCACTTCTTCCTATTAGCTAGGGCCTTAGTAGACCCTGTGAGTGTGTTGACCAAGTAAGGCTTAACACTTTGTGGATTGCTGTGACCACTGACCTGCATGATACCAAACGTATCAACACCACCCTCAACTAATTGAGTGATACCAGTGCGCCGTAAGTCCATAGCCGTTATCTCAGGAGGTAGCCCAGCGTGAGCCTTAACCTCATTCACTAGCTTATGTATATCTCCACTGGCATACGGCTTGTAAGCACTACCCTGTGGCTCCACAGCAGGTGCCACGTACAGTTGGAAGCCGAACGTATCTTTCTGTTCAGCTAACATACGGCATAGGTTATCATCTATAGGTAGTCTTACCTCTGCCCTGCGTTTGCTCTGCTCTAAGTCCAGTGTCTTAGTATCTAAGTCTATGTTAGACCACTGAAGGGTACGCATGTCACCTACACGCTGTGCCCATTCGTATGCCATGTGTATGATCAGGCCAATGCTGCGCCACTTCCACTGGCTGTATGCTGTGTCTAAGAATGTAACAACCTGAGCATCAGTCCAGCGTACCTTACGTACCTTATCTCTAGTACGTTGTACTAATGTCACAGGGTTAGTGACCAGTGCCTCATGCCTGATGGCTGTATTGAGTACAATACTAAGACACGTTGCCATGTAGTTAGCCTGTCGTATGCCTACCGTCCTCTGCCACCAGTCATACGCTACAGTAGCGTGTTTAAACCTTAAGTCACGCAGCTTAATGTTACCCAGATGCTTATCATTTTGTACTTTTGTTTTGCATACACGCAGTAAGTTGTAGTCGTAATCTTTCTTACTACGTAGGGACAACGCATGGTACTTAGGAGTACGCATATAGAAGTCACACGCTGCCTCTATAGTATGTGTCTCCTTAAGTTCCATGTGCTTATTCATTTTTATTATCCTTCTTCCCTTAGTGTTACGCAGTCGTGTAGCAATGTAGTTATTGCCACAAGATGCTTAGTTGTTTCTGTTGTAGTAGTTTCTTTGTTATCATAGGGGTCAAAGTAATCCCCAAATGATAGGCTAGTCATACACTCTTGTATAAGAAAATCTATTTGTTCACCTGTTACGTTCAATGTTTTCATTTGTTGTCCTCCTTCTTAGGTTTAGGTATGGGGTGGTGTGACCAATCGTCACAAGGGTCATCAGCACCATCATCCTTATCGTTACTAGTATGTATCATAGAAATCCAAACCCCATTCCAAATACTGCTATTGCTACAATGATCTTCAATAGAAAGATAACTGCTGCCTCAAAATATCTGATGAGTGAAGTCTCCTTTGGTGATACGATTGGTAATGTCTGCAAGCTCATCACTAAGCTCATCCATATCCTCACCTATCCATGACGCTGCGTCAATAGTGGTAGATATATTATCATAGTCTTCCAACTCATCAGGAGTTATGTAGTAGCTTGCCATGTTACTTACCCCCTTCGTAGAACCAAGCGTTGTCATCAGTAGCTAGTACCTTAGGTAGCCAGTGACGTGGGTTGCCATCTTCGTCAGCCATTGGGCGGAAGTTAAACACGTTGCTTACCCTGTGTGATGCCTCTCGCAAAGACCTGACTTGAGACAGGCTCACATCACAACACTCAAGAATATCATCAAGCTCACTGTCTAGTGTGTTATACAAGGTAAGCACTGCCTTCAGATCCTCTACTGAGATCGTCATTGTATAATCATCTGTTACTGGTGATTTAGGTTTAGTCATTGTTAGTAATCCTTTTGATTGATTTCAATACTGATTGTATTGCCTCACTGTTTGATGTGATGATGACAACCTTACCGTCATCACCATACACAGTGTACTTGCCTTTACCTTTCATGATGTACATCTACCCAGCAAAGTGTCGTACTCTGCGAGTGATGATCTTGTTCGCAGCTTTTTCTATGTAGATGGTACGTCTGCCTAAGTTGTAGATGTTGAAGCATTCACCACGCTGGATGTTATATCCACGGCTGCTAGTAGCACGGAAAGGCTTACGCTTACGTGTCATACCCTTCATACCTAAGAAGTTGAAACGGAATCCGTCAGTGCCATCATTCAGTGGCTTGGTTGCGATACATGTAAACATATTATTTTCCTTCCAGTTGAGTGCGAACTTCGCTAAGTAAATCAATGAGTTGCTTGTTGTTCTTCATGGTGGTGTTAGGTAACACCTTCTCACACATGGCGAGAATCTTAAGGTTCAGTGCGTCAGTAATCATGTTCTTCCTCCTTCAATTACAAGTAGCTTAGGTGTCGGTGTAGGCTTATGTATTGCCCCGTTGATTAGTACGTAACGTAAGTCATGGTATAGGTCACTGTTGTAATCCTCTAGTTCTTCTGATGGACCGTCCATCACTAGCTCATAGGTGTAGTTAGGGTAGGCAGCAGATAGCATAGCTATCATACCTTTACCACCTACCTCTGACCTACTGTTAGTCAGTCGGCACGGTACGCTAACGTAGTCTAAGTGTACACATAATTTGTATGTCATGTTGTCTCCTTCTTTGTTGGTATACTATTAAAAGCTTTTATCAAGGCATCTATTACATAGTCCTCATGCTTTTTAGGTATGACTGTATGCTTGCTTAGCTCTGCAAGCATCTCTAATTTTAATTCACTACTAGGCATTGCTGTCTCCTTCATTGTACTTCACCTGTTATCTCTATAACATCTCCTTCGTTAGAGCAAGCGTTACACATTGTTGAAATTATAGGCTCATCTTCTAGCACCATCTCCTGTCTGTCCATGTCCCACTTGACCCAGCTAGTAAAGCTAAGGTCAGTGCCATGACACTCATTGCATAGGTACACAGTCTTTGTTTCACCTGACATAAAGTCACTCATGATACCTCCTCATCAACCAGATCATACTGCTGTCTATACTCTTCAGTAGCGTATGTCAATTTGAGGCCATAGATAGCGTCACGAATGTAGCTGTCACCCATGTCATAGCTACCGTGTGTCATGTCTGACTTAACTGCAACCATCCATTTAGCGTACTGGTTCTTAACCTCATTAGCTGGTACTTGATACGTCTTAATCAGTCGCATCTCAGTGTTACCAAAAGGGCCGTACCCCTCATAGATTGCATATGGATCTTGTACGGGGCGTGATTTACCTAATAAGTTTTTAGCCATGTTATGATTCCTTTTATGTTACGAAGATTGATCGTGTATTGTTTGCTGAACTACAGGTTAGACTAGCCAGCCTACCAAAGTCAATAGGTTTAGCATCGTGCTTAGTTACGAAGCTATCATACTTGTATGGATTGTATGTCACCTCCTGTGAAAATTCCCTATGGTCAAGGATCTTTGACGCATCCTCTACTAATAAGTTTTGTATCCACCTACCCCTCACGAAAGCGTGGACGTTCTTCTTCTTCTCACGCAGTACCCTCTCCCGCCCTGCCTTACGTACCACAAACACAGGATCTTCTATCCATATGTTGTAGTGGTGATCAACTACACGCCCTGTCTTACAGTCACGGACACTGAATAGTTTCCTATGAAGATTAAAATATACCTCAACTCTCATCATACAAATTCCTTTGCTGTCTCTAACGTCCAGAGATAATTCTCTTCAGCGTCAATTTCTGCTCTTTCTCCTACTGCGTCTTCTAACGTCCAGAGATAATTCTCTTCAGCGTCTGCCCTTACATGCTCAGCTATCTCATACCAATTAA